ATTGAACTCCTGGGTAGCTTTCTTTGCCTCCTGTGATTTATTAATCAGGCGAGTGATGGCAACTATGGCAATGCCGATGGCAACCGAGAGCCCCAGGGTAAGGGTAGCCATCAGAGCCTTGGCAGCAACGTTAGAGATCCCCAGGGCAGTAGCGAACCGGAGCTCTGCAGCTGCAAGCATGTCTTTTGCCTTGGCCACCGTTACAACCATGAAGGCGCTGTCCTTATTAAGAGTCTGCTGTATCTGCTGCATGCCTATGGTAATAGCCATCAGGCTCTGCACCTTCAGCATGACCTTATGGAGGTTCTCATTCTGTCCCGAGAATAAACCGATAGCCCCCTGAGCAGCTGCGGCGGCACCTGTAATACCAGTCAATCCTATGATCAGCCCCTGCATACCCCGCTCGTCGTTGGCGAGGATATTGGCCTGCTTCTGGGCGTCTCTCATGGCGTTGGTGAGCTCTCCGAACCGCTTCTGCAGTGCAGCATACTCAGCCGATCCACGTTTGCCCGCTGCCTCCATAGCAACCAGCTCCTCTCTCATCAGACGGCTCTGAGTAAGGAGTGTCATTTGTGCTCCTCCGGTAGCCTTTAGCTGCTGTTCGAGTTGGGCCAGCACGACCTTTTCTTCCGTCAGCGCTCTTTTGGCAGCATTAGCCTCACCTTGCAGATCTGACTTGGCCGCTCCGGGAGATAAGTTCTTGAGCAAGCTATCCATCTTCTTGAGATCCGCCTCGGTTGCGGCAATAGCATCCTTGGACTCTTTGACACGCTGAGCCAGATCCTGGAAGGCTTTGTCGATCTTCTTGCCCTCGGCCACGGTAGCCGCAGAGAACCCTTTGACACGGCGCTCCGCCTCGTCGATGGCTCCGATAAACTGTTTGCTGTCGCCTGTCAGTGGTACGTATAATGCGCCGTCTTCTGTATTCATCACATGAGTGTGTTTATATAGTTCTCAATAGCCTTACCGTTATCATGACTCAGTTTCACATGGTCCTCTTCTGTCTTTTCGCCCTCCTCTTCATAATCAAATGAGGGAGTGTCTGCCATCATCCTCTGCACCGTGGCCCATGCTATGCCGTTGTGAAGGTAGTCCCAGGTCCAGCCCAGGTGAGCACAGATGGCTCCCCGGCGTCCGAAGGGACTTTTTAACCCCCGTTGTCTGCCTCTATCCGAAGCGGCATTGTCGTCCGCACTGCGGACATCAATCGAATAGAGTTGCAAAAATCCCCGAGGTTGGATATGGTGTTGATATACATAACCAACTCGGCCAGCTGCGAGGGCGCCAGACCATGGAAAAGAACGTCAGTGATCGCCTCCAGCCCTGCATCATCATTGCTGTAGACCGTGCGGCCACCTACCTGAGTGATCTGCACGTAATCCTGACCCATGACAGCTGTGGCAACGATTCGGGCCATCCTCCGGGAGTGTTCACCGGTGAGATGCCGGGCTTCTTGCAGGGCCTGATCTGATCTCATAACCTCCTCGTTGATATCGAGGTCAACCTGCAGCGCTGACATACGATCCAGTGTTGAGAGTGTCGGCTCCTGGATCCTGTAAGAAACCACCTCCTCTGCCGGGATTCTCTTGCCAAGTCTGCCCATCAGTCCCGGGCGCCTCTTAAAGATGGTCCGCTTTACATTGAATGTAATACCGCGCCCTATCAACAGGTTCAGCTCCTTACGCTCGGCAGTGAGTCTCTCCTTATCGCTCAAGGGTTTTTGTTCTTTATCCTTTTCCACGCTGTGGGTTTTTGTAAAAAAGCCCCGAAAACTCTAAGCAGCTTCAGGGCTTTCGCATCATATTTGACTAACGTATGTCTTACGCGCCTGCCTGTGTGACGGGAACAATGGCCGTGAGACCGTCGGCGATGATAGTGACGTTTGTCGAACGTGCCTCAGAGTTACCGTTAGCAAGAACCGTCACGGTCACGACCTTCAGGGCGCGGGTGACGGTGAGCCAGTCAGCTCCTACCTCAGCAGCAGCATAGGTCACGTCGCCGGTTGAATCGGCAGTGATCTCCTGACCAACAGCGTCAGCAGCTGAGGTAAAGGTCAGCGAGGCCACGTCAACAGTCAGGCCAGCGGAGCCGTCATAGGCGTGGATAGCCTTGCCGGCGGTGACGGCCATCGGGGTGACAACGAAGTCAACCAAAAAGATTCCCTTCTTGGTCAGACGTGCAT